ATTGCATCCCCTGGTGTGCTTACCGTAGGTTATTCCCCTGCTAGTGGCACAATCGTAACGTTTACAGGCACTCCTCCAACAGGTGTAAGTACAGGAACAAACTATTGGTGGACTTATGTATCAAGCACAACTGGTAAATTATCTACATCACAAGCCAACTATTTAGCTGGTACGTTTGTAAATACAACTGGTTCATATACCGCAAGTGCTGCTACGATGACGCCACAACTTGTATCTAGTTCTGTAACGGCGGATACCCGTGGAACATATATACCCGCTGGAACATTGAATGGTTCAAATAAACTAGTTCTAACACTAGGTTTAACGGCTATTCAAGTAGGTCCAAATTCCACCACAACTGGCTTACTTGGCATTGCCCAAGCCTAATAGGAGAAGATTATTATGGCAACTAGCAAATTTGGTCGTGAACCAAAAGAAATGACAGCAGAACCTACTGCGGATGAACTTAAGCATGAAGGTATGAAAAAAGGCGGACATGCCCATAAGAAACATATGGCTATGGGTGGTAATCCAATGATGGGTCAAGCTCCTATGCAAATGCCTGTAAGACGGGCTATGCCAATGCGCCGTGCAATGGCTATGCAACCCGCATTACTTACCCGTAAACATGGTGGAAAAGCGCATATGGCGGAAGGTGGTGAATCTAAAGCCGATGAGCGCAAAGAAATGCGTGAAATGCACAAGATTGAAAAAGAACTTAAGCACCATGAAAGCATGAAAGCTGGAAAAGCACATCATGGCTTGAAAAAAGGTGGTTCTGCTAAGATGTACACACCACAAATGGGTGGATTGTTAGGTGAAGGTAAGCCACATCACAAGGGTATGACGGGCGGTATTGAAGGTCCTGGGTTTGCGCATGGCGGTAAGGCACACCATGTATCGGGGCATCCTGAAGGTACGCATAAGCATCATATGCACATGGCTAAACATCATGCTGCAAAACATGCGGAAGGTGGTTCTGCGCATCACAAAAAGATGCATGAACATCATAAGCACATGGCTAAAATGTGTAAAGCTAGTGGTGGAACAATGGCTGTAGACCATCAAGGTGGCGCACAACTTAAGCACGGTGGCAAGATGATGCATAAGGCAACTGGTGGATTAGCTGCAAAAGGCGATGCATTCCAAACAAAAGGAACTTTGAAGCCAAAGATTGATGTGCAAGATAAGGTTTCCGAAGCAAAGCAAACCAAATCTTTCCACACAAAAACAGGCGGTGTAGAAGGTGTTGGATACAAGCACGGTGGCAAAATGCATAAGTTTGCTAAGGGTGGAACGGTATCTGAAAGCGTTGCTAATCGTTATCTAAATGATATGAATGATGGTAGCAAGCCACACAAAAAATCTGGTAAAAATGGTGAAATCCATGAAGCACCAGCTGGTTACAAAAAAGGTGGGCATGTGAAACATCACGAAGGTCATGTAATGCATCACAAAGCACATGGTCATAAAGATGGCGGTCATATTCATATGCATGAACATGTAGAACATATGGCGATGGGGCATCATAAAATTGATGGACACCCAATGAAACATGGTGGTCATGCTAAAAGCAAGATTTCCACGCATCATAAAAAGGGCGGTAAGTGTAATTACTAAGAGGTAGGGGGTGAAAGCCCCCGCTTTTTAACTTTGGAGAATTTTTATGAGCAATAACATCGTTTCTTCGGTTACCCGTGGTGGCGCATATGAACCATTTGATTTACAAGTTGCCCGCAGCCAAATTTATGGGCATCAACAAGTAAACATTTTTGGTTACCAATCCGCCGTTGGTAATACAAAAATACCCGTTTGGGAAAATGCAACAACCTATACTTACATTACAAGTGCATCTACATTAACCCTTGTTAGTACATCCGCATCCGATGATACGGTTGCTAAAGTATTGATAAGCGGATTAGATTCAAGTTTTAATCAAATATCCGAATCATTGCAAATGAATGGTACAACGGGCGTAACTACCTTAAATAGTTATTACCGTGTTAATAGTTTGGTTTTAACTTCAGCTGGAACGGGGCAAGCAACAAACGTAGGCACAATTACATTAAAGCAATCATCAAATGTTGTTGCCCAAATTAATGCTGGAATTAGTAAATCACAAAGTACCGTATATACAGTACCTGCTGGTTATTCTTTTTACCTTGATTTAGCCGAAGTAAATACATCGAACAGCTACACATCATCTAATATTGTTACTTATTCCGTTCAAGCAATTAATAATTTAACTGGTGTAAAGTTTGTAGTATTACAACAACCATTTGTATCAATTTATACTGCTAATCGTTCTAGCGAACCATTTATTTATACGGAAAAAACCGATATTCAATGGCAATTAGTAACAAGTACTGCAACAACTATTGCAGCTGGTGTAATTATTTCTGGTAAATTGATTCAAAATAACAATAATGTTGTTGGTGTTGGAAGCTAATCATGCCTCTAATTAAAAGTAAATCGGAACGTGCTTTTAAAAAGAATATCTCTGCCGAGATACATGCTGGCAAACCAATGAAGCAAGCGGTAGCGATTGCATATGCTACAAAGCGTAGTGCAAATAAAAAAGATGGCGGTGTATCCCTAGCCGTAGGTAGGGGAGAAAAGAAACCTACAAGCCAAGGTGCGGGTTTAACGGCTAAGGGTAGGGCTAAATACAACCGTGAAACGGGAAGCCATTTACAAGCACCCCAAGCAAAGGGTTCTAGGCATGATTCATTTTGCGCCCGCATGAAGGGTGTTGTAGAACATGCAAGTGGTGATGCGCCAAGGGCTAAAGCATCTTTAAAGCGTTGGCATTGTAAAGATGGCGGTAAAGCAAAGAAAAAATATGATATCAAGGGGTGGTAATGACTACAAGCGGAACGGTATCTACCACTGTTGTAACGGTTCAAAACCTGATTGATAGCGGTGCTAGAAGGGCGGGTAAACTTGCCGAAGAATTAACATCGGAAGAAATATTTGCATCAAAACAATCGCTTTATTATTTACTATCGAACTTAGTAAATTATGGTGTGCAGTATTGGGCTATTCAAAAGAATGTAATTGGGTTGTATCCCGACCAATACGAATATTTATTGCCCGTAGGAACAAACGATGTATTAAATGCCAATTATCGGTATTTCACAACCAACACTGCGGGCGCTTATTCATCATCTGGTGTTACGGCAAATGCGTTTGATGGTCAATATATCAACATATGCCAATTAAGTACCAACACTGGTTATATTGGCATTAATAACGGTTCAGGTAGTCCAATCTACATGGCAACGGTAGGTATTTTATCAGCCGTTACGGGTACGGTAAATTATCAAATACAATCATCGCAAGATGGTTCTACATGGACAACCATTGTTACCCCAACTACTACATCATGGGTAAGTGGGCAATGGATTTATAATGATTTAGACCCATCTACTAGTGCGCCTTATTGGAGAATATTGCAAACAAGTGGCGCAAATATGGGTTTTTATCAAGTTGCCTTTGGTTCTAACCCAACTGAAATACCAATGTTCCGTATGAATCGTGATGATTATGTAAATTTACCAAACAAAAACTTTTTAAATAATTATCCATTGCAATATTGGTTGAACCGAACCATACCACAACCAACAATGGTTCTCTGGCCTGCGCCAGCTATTTATTCACCACAAATCGTAGCATGGTGTACACGGTATATACAAGATGTTGGCGCATTAAATGGTTCAATTGAAATACCTCAACGGTGGTATTTAGCGATACAAAACATGTTAGCGCATCAAATGGCGATGGAATTACCGCAGGTTGACCCAGCAAGAATTGCTTATTGCGAACAACAAGCTGAAAAATATTTACATATTGTGCAAGAAGAAGAACGTGATAAATCACCAATTTATTTTGCGCCAAACATTAGCGTATATACAAGATGAAATGGCTTAATACTCGTGGAAACGCCGTATTAAATATTGCTATTTGCGATAGGTGTAAGATTAAGCGTGCATATGATGATATTCAACAAGATGGCAATATTCCAGGTCTTCGTGTGTGCAAATTTGGTTGTAGCGATGATAAAGACCCTTATCGTTTAAAAATGCGCCAGCCTGAAAAGATTTCCGTGCGTTTTCCACGCCCCGATGCTGATATTGCTGCAAATCAAGATGCAATTACAACCGACCCTAATATTGTGAATAATCCAAATCAAGACCCGAAAACACCTATTACGGATGGCGAATATGGAATAGCGCCTGAAACATCGGAAAATCCATTAGATGGTAATTTAGATAACCTTAGCCCGTAAAGAATAACTATGGCAAATGTACGCATAACCCAATTACCTGCAGCCCCTAGCCCAATCACTGGTTCTGAATTAGTGCCGATTGTCCAAAATGGTCAAACGGTACAAACAACGGTTTATAACTTAGTTAATAGTCCTACACAAACACAAACGTATTTAACAATTAATAACGAACCTTCTTTGCCGAATAGCCAGCGCTTAGTTGGTGGGTTGGGATTGGGAACAAGTTCTGGTGGTGCGCAGGGGCAATATACGATATCGCTTAATGGGGCATCTGGAACATTAGAAAATGCATCATTAGGCATTATTGTTAAGAATACAAGCACTAGCGTAATCAATAGAAGTATTTCCATAACTGGTTCTGGTTTATCTATCACGAATGCAAGCGGTGTAAGTGGTAATCCAACCCTTGGCTTAAATGGCTTGCCATTAGCATTGGCTAGTTTAGGTGGTACTGGATTTATTTCTAGCAATGGTACGGCATTAAGCACGAACGTATTAACGGGAACAACCAATCAAATTAGTATTAGCGGTGGTGATGGTTTATCTACACCTACTTTTAGTATTGCAAACAATGCCATTTTACCTGGAACTGGTTCGATAACTATTCCAAATGGCACAACCGCACAAAGGGTTGGTAGTTATGGTGCAATGCGATATAACACTAGTAGTGGCACGTTTGAAGGTTACATTACTACTGGATGGCAATCTTTTTCCCTAACGGGTGGTGTAACAACCTTCCAAACGAGTTTATCGGGCTTAACACCAAGTTCACCTACGGGTGGTATTGTAACCCTAGCTGGTACGCTTAATCCATCTTCTGGTGGTACTGGCGCAAATACTTTAACGGGCTATGTAATTGGTAATGGTACTTCTGCTTTTACTGCTAGCGCTACGATTCCAACTACCGATTTATCTGGAACAATATCTAATGCACAACTAGCCAATTCAAGCATTACGATTAATTCTAATACCGTAAGTTTAGGTGGTTCGGTTAATGTTGGAACAATTACATCTGTTTCGGGAACTGCACCCATCCAATCTAGTGGCGGAAATACACCTACGATTAGTATTACACAAGCTACTACATCTACAAATGGATACCTATCATCAACCGATTGGAATACTTTTAATAACAAACAACCAGCTGGTTCTTATGTAACATCGGTAGGTGCAACAAGCCCCGTATCATCAAGTGGCGGTACAACCCCAACAATTTCAATGTCGGTTGCAACGGCATCTACTAATGGTTACTTAACATCAACGGATTGGAACACTTTTAACAATAAAGGTTCTGGCACGGTAACTTCGGTATCGGGTACGGGTTCTGTAAACGGTATTACGCTTACGGGAACGGTAACAACTAGTGGAAACATTGTGTTGGGTGGGGCATTATCTAATGTAACCAATGCGCAATTGGCTAATTCAAGTATTACAGTCAATAGCACTTCTATATCATTAGGTGGAAGTGGAACTATAACAGCTGCAAACCCATTTGCTTTAACAATTGGTACTGGATTAAGCGGGACAAGTTATACGGGTGCTTCGGCGGTAACAATTGCAATTTCAAGCACAACGGTAACTGCAGGTTCTTATGGTTCGGCAAGTAGTGTTGCAACATTTACGGTAAATGCGCAAGGGCAATTAACGGCTGCAAGTAGTACGTCTATCGCAATAACAAATACACAGGTAAGTGGGCTAGGAACAATGTCCACGCAAAACGCAAATAGTGTAGCAATTACTGGGGGAAGTATTGATGGAACACC